CCTTTGATTACTAATTTATTACCTTCTAAGGTAACTTCAATATCAGTTTTAGCAAAACCAGCAACTGCCATTTCAATGACATACTTGTTTTCTTTTACTTGTTTGATATTGTATGGAGGATAACCAGGTGATGCTTTGGCTACTGTTTCTGAGATATCACGGATTTGGTCTAATACATCATCGAAACCGACCGAAAAAGGATCCAAAGATTTGGATAGTGAAGCCCATTGTGGGAATAATAGATTTGTGCTTGTCATAGATTTCTCCTTAATTAAGCGAGTTAGTCAATATAAAACTGTGGCCTCAGATGAGCACCACACCATAAGTATACTAGTATTTATACTAGTTTGTCAATAGGCACCTGGTTTTTTACCAATATTATATTTGGGTGTCAGTTCCCAATCGTCTTTTTCTTTGTGGGAAAGTATCTTAATCTGTGATAGGAAGATTGGAGGAGGTTCCTCAATCTGTCTGGTATTAACAATCTTTACCAGTCCCCAGTCGGATAATAGTTTGGCAATGGCGTTCCTACGAGATAAGTCATTTTCGGAAATGTCTGTTGGTTTACCATCCAAAGCAAAGAGTTCTTTGAAATGTACGATATAATACTTACCTTGCTTATGTAGAATGTGGCAAGATTGGTAGAGTATTCTGTCTTTTTTGGAAGCTACACCAATGCGTGTTAATGTTTCACGAACTTTTAAGAAATCATCTTTTTCACTTAGTGTAACTTCAACTAAATCAATAATTGAAATCATTACCTGTTCACTCCGCCTTTATCTGTTTTTATTATTATTTCAGCGATTTGTTCTTCAGTAAGAATCCGCAAAGCTTCTTTAGCTTTCTCATTGGAGTAACCAAAGTATGTTTTAACGGCTTCTATATTTTTATCAGTCGATGTTTTCTGCCAAGGTTGAAATTTCCTTTTCATCGACCTTATTGTATTTAGATAAAACAGGTACTGCATATCTTTATCCATACCAGGATTGAGGTTTAACTCATTGGCATACAGTACACAGTCTTGGTGGAATGATAAGGCACGGTTAACCACAAACGGAACATAGTCTTTATAGTCTAGTTCATCCTTAAAAGGATTCTTTTTAGTTTGTAGTATTGACGGGACAATCTCTTTAAATAAATCAGGCATTTTTCAAATTCCGAACAGCATTGGCTAAAGCATCATCAACGTGCTGGATCGGAAATACCCTATTCAATTTATCAACATTCATATTGCAATTAGACCGTGGTGCGTTTGTGGCTGCAGTGAATTCTTCTTCTGTAAACCAATCTTTAGTTAGGCCCATAGCGTCTGAACATTCTCTAGTAGTTTTGGTGCCAGCATTACCAACATTATAAATTCCTGGTTTAGGTAAATAATTGGCAAAGAATACTGCTGTAGCAGCAACATCATTAATATAACTTAAACTATTTTCAAAGTCAATCAATTTGTTATACTTAACCAATTTTGTTAGATAGTTTTTGGGATTGTGTTCATCACCAAAAGGCAAACGAATACGCAACAGATAAGATTTATTCATGTATGGCATCAATAGTTCTTGAGCAAGCGCTTTTGAACCACTATAAAATGATCCATTATTAAAATCAAAATTAGGTGGATCTTCTTCAGTCCAACCACCAGTTTTGTAACCGGTATATACACAACCACTACTGATGTGTACAATAGGAGTATGACGATTATTCAACTCTAATTTTAAAGGCCAAATTACATTACCATCAATACATTCTTGTTTATGAATTTCACAAGCATCAACATTAGGAAATCCAGTATAACCAGCGGCATTAATAATAACTGTTGTATCGAATGAGATTTCATCTGAATGAGAAATCCACGCATAATCAAAACCTTGTTGAAAGCCTTGTTTCTCTAGTTCTTTTTGAATGTGTTGGCCAACATATCCATGTCCAATTAATGTAATCATAATTTTCTTTCTTTACTTAAATATTCTACGGCTTTCATTACGCCTTCTAAATTATCACCTAAACAACCAATAGCATTATTACATTTTTTACACAACCAACCTCTAAAGGTGTTAGTTAATGTATCATGGTCACAAGAAAGACCAATCTGTTTATGATTTGTATCATAATTTCTTCCACCACAACACTCACAAAACTCAGATTCAGGCGGTGCAGTTTTACGAATTTCTTTAACCAATTTCATTCTAGATCCATGACAAGTCTTACAACGACCATCTAACTTATCAAAACGAATATGGCTTTTATAAAATTCAGATAAAGGTTTTTCTATGTGACAGTAAATACAAGCTTTGGTTTGTTCCATTACTTAAATTCACAGTCGACCATAATTTCAGTCAAACAGGCAACCATATTAATTTCATGGTCGGCCACGAATGCCGATTGATATTGATATTTAGATAGGTGTAGGACCAATTGCGGAACCGAATTGGCTTTAAGAACTTCGTATAGTCCATCATAAAGTTTACGATAAATCTTTACGGGGTCATTGTCAAGATTGTTGGTGACCCACTTACGAACAGAAGCAAAGTCTTTATCTTTTAACGCTGCCACCAAAGGCCCAAGTTGTACATCAGCAACAGAGGCAACAATACCAGCATCGATATTTCCAGAAACGGCATAGCGCTGAAGTTCGTTAAGAACCCTACGATTGTCTGGAAAGTGTTTTGTAATAACTGCCGCAACGGCATCTTTCGAATATGTGACGCCTTCTTGTTCAAGGATCCACTCAACTCTTTTAAAGAACTGTGCAGCCATTGCTTGTTTAGAACCGTTGATTTTAAAATCAATGACAGAGCAACGAGAGTGTATTGGGTCAATGATACGATTTTTGAAATTACAGGTGAATATGAATGAACAGTTTGAAGAAAACTCCTCAATTGCACCACGCATCGCTGGTTGAGTTGAATTAGGATTAAGATAGTCTGCTTCATCAATGATGACAACTTTTCTTCCACCCGAGAGAGAAACTGATGAAGCGTAGTTTTTAATTTTAGTACGCAAGACATCAATACCAGATTCATCGGAGCCATTGATGACAATGTAATCGCAACCAACTTCTTCACAGAGTGCTTTTGCGATTGTAGTTTTGCCAACACCAGCCGAACCCGATAATAATAAATTTGGTATTTCTTTTCTAGCGACATACTCTAAGAATGTGGATTTGATTGCATCCGGTAGGATACAATCTTCCACTTTGGATGGCCGATACTTCTCGACCCATAATAGATGATTCATTCAATACTCCCATGATAAATTTACTACTCAATTATACTTTACTATATTTTGATTCAGATGCAACCCAATACTCAATATCATCTTTGGTGTTTTTGAAATGACTAATACCCTTAAACGAAACCTGAACGTCATAGTGACCAGGAATCATTTTAATATTTGCTGCACTAAAAACAATTTTAAATGGTTTTCCATTTGGCCATCTACCTTCAGAAATCTCGATGGAATTTGTGTGTGCTGAATCATCATCAGCATCAAAGGTAATTAACTCAGCTTTGGTGCCATCGGATTGAATGGCAATATGTGGTGAAGAAAGTACTTTGGCAGTATCCGAAATCCACTTATAATCTTCTTCATTTAAAGTAAATGAACATTCTGGATCAACAATGTTTAAATCTTTTTCTGGTGGAACTGTAATCATTGATTTATCAGTTTTACGATAAGCCATTTTTTTACGACCAGATTTGAAAATAACATTTGCATCATCAAAGTCCAATTCAGCAGAATCTTTAAATAAAGAATTTACTGATAAGAATTGGTTCAAATCATAGATACAAAAATCTTCTGGAACTTCATCTTTAATTCCGGCTTTTGCCAGGACTGACTTGCCGCCAGACATAGTTTTAAGTTGTTTACCTTTTTTGAATTGAATGCCTTGGTTAATTGAGGCAAAGTTTTTCAATACATTAAGTGTTTCGGTTGAAAGCTTCATTTTACTTCTCCATTATCTAAAAAATCAATTGTATCATGTTCATATAAAAACATCAAGCAGCACAGCGCATGTGCTAAGTGATTCTTACCAGTTTCTTGGTCAAGTTGTTCACCTGATTTCCAAGCCCAAAGATGCCGTTGCATAGCATCAAAGTATCTACGCTTGGCATCAGGAACTTTTTTCCAATTATCTGGTTCATACTTTTCTGCACCAAAAGTAAGAATTTCTACTGTTGCTTTTAGTGCGTTTGGTGGTACTAAACCATATTGCAATTTACCACCATCAAACTTACGACCACCTGTGGTGGCCGTTTGTGATGCTTTGACAATATCTTTAACGGCAGCATCTTCGTAACCTGGATGATAAGGTGCTTCTTTA